GCCTCACGTTGGAGGCCGACTACGGTTTGCCTGCCCCGCACACCGCGGCACCAGCAATTCTGTGGTCCAACACCGTCACCGCTGTGCCGTTGACGAACGAACGGGCCTGGGCGGACCTCATCCGCACCGACGGCGGGAACGTGTCATTCGCCGTCACCAGCTCCGCAGTTCTGGCTTTGATGCAGGCGAACACGCAGTACAAGACGTCGTACTTCGGTTCGGCGACCGACCGCCCGGATTTGAACCTTGACCAACTGAACAGTGTCCGCGCCGGCTACGGCCTGCCACCGATCAGTGTCAACGACAACCGCGCCAACGTCGGTGCGGTGTCAACACGGTTCATCGGTGAGGACTACTTCATCCTCGGCGGTAACAACCTGGGAGAAACCCAGTTTGGGACCACCGCGGATGCTTTGGAGTTGGCCGGGTCGAACGCTGTGGACTTCACCCGCCAGGACGCCCCCGGCATCTTCGCTGCGGCGTACAAGTCGACTGACCCGGTCACTCGCTGGTCGAAGGCCACTGCGGTCGCGATGCCCGTCGCCGGCGAGATCAACTCGCTTTTCGTGTCGGACGTCAAGTAAACCGATGGCCACCCGGAAAGTAAGCGCCCCCGTCGCCGACGAGGTCGCGCCTGAAGACTCGGACGGTGCGGTTACGCAGACCCCCGCTGCCCGCATCGTCCGAGTCCCAGCGGTGTTCATCCACCACGAAGGGTCCTCAACCCTGTACGTGAGGGGTGACGTGCTCCCAGACGACGCTGTCGTGGGGGAACACATCTACACCGAATAGCGGTTCGCACCCGAATCCCCCCGTGCCGGGTGTGAACAACGAGGGATGCCCTAGCAGGAGGTGAGCCTGCTAGGGCATCTTCGCGTCAAGTGCAACACTGAACGCATGGCGATGACAGACACAGAACTGGCGGAGATTCGGGATGAAGTCGGCGCCGAACCTGACGACGAAACACTCGACGGGTTCTTCGACCAACTGGGCGCGGCGACGTTGGTGTCGCTGCGGGTCTTGCGTCGACGCAGAGGCGATCTTCTTGGTCAACCGAAATCGTTCACCCTGACCGGGGTCCTGTCCGTCACGTCGGGGGAGATCGACGCCCTGGACGCCCACATTCGCCGCCTGGAAGCCCGCGCATCGGCTTTGGGTTTGGACGACGCCGGCGCATCGGGTGGTTTGACGGTGACACACCTGTCCCGCACACCAACCATGAGGTAACCCTGTGCCTGATGTGCCAGGTTTGGATGCCACCTCACAGGCGATCCGGCGAACTTTCCAGGCCGCCCAGGACCGGTTGGACGCCGAACAGGCCCGCATCATCGCGGAGTGGCCCACGATGCCCCGCACAGCCCGCCTAGCCCGTTTACGCGAACTGCAAGCCACCGTTGACGAACTCATGGCAGCCGCGGACCAACTAGCCCTCAGATGGGCGCAGCGGGGCCTCCCGGAGGCGTACACGTTGGGCGCCACCACGGCAGCAACCACGGCCGCAGGAACAAGCCCGGTGTTCACCCAAATCGCTGTCGATGCTTTGAACTTGGTTGTCCAAGACACGTTCGAAGACCTGCTGAGTGCCACCACCCATGTCAGACAAACCGCGAAGGACCAAATCCGGTATCTGGCAAAAGACCGCATCGCCGACCGGTTGATCAGGGGCACCATACCCGCCCAGGCCGCCAAGGATCTCGCCCAAGATTTGGCGTCGAAGGGCATCACAGCAGTCACCTACAAAGACGGCTCCACCCGCACGTTGGCCGACTACACCGACATGCTGATCCGCACCCGCACCGCGGAGGTGCACCAGATCGGTGGCTTCGACCAGGCCGACGCGTTCGGCATCAAATACATGGAAATCTTTGACGGCGCCGCGTGTGGGTGGACGTCACACCAAGACCCGAATCCTGCCAACGGAAAAATAGTCACCGTCGAAGAAGCCCGCGCCTACCCCTTGTCGCACCCGCGGTGCAGAAGGTCCTCATCGCCCCGCCCCGACATCACCACCAAAGCACAAGCGAAAAAGGCGCAACCGTCCACCACCGCAGCCCAACGAGCCGACCAATCCAAGGCTGAGGCGCGTCACGCCGCAGCTGTGGAACGCCGCAGGTTGGCCCGCAACGGCATCATCAGCGACCGCGGCTCACAGGCCCAGTCCGCAGCTGCGATACGGCACGCCAAGAAGATGGCACAGCCCAAACTGTCCAAGACGTACAAGGCGGGGAGTTGGACGCCCGACCCGGAACGTGTCACCAGATTCCGCGTCGACGAGGACGGAAACCCCGCCCCAACGACGGCACTTCAAGCGTTCGCGAACGGCAACCGTCGAGTGGAGATCGAAGTCGACCTCACAGTGGAACAAACCTCCAGAGTCCTGCGAGGGTTCGACCAGGCGTTGACAACTCTCCCCGACGACCTGGTCGGTGCGCCGATAGGGATGTTGGTTCAAGACAACGCACACTTCACACCACAACCCCAGGGTGTGGTGATGGCCTACGTCTACCCCTCGCCGGCGCTTCCGGTAGCGATCTATGTCAACCCGCGGCTCGCCCGAGGCGAGCTGTCCCAGACCCAACCAAACATCGACTTCTACAGCTACATCCACGAGATGGGCCACATCGTTGACCGGCTCCGCTCGGACACGCGGAACCCCGTCACGATGCTCACCAACACACAGGACGAACTGTTCTGGCTGATGACGAAGGACGCGAACACGGCCTACGGTCAATCGTCCGTGGCGGAAGGTTACGCCGAGGCGTACGCTAAGTGGCAGCTCGACAAGACTGACCCGCTGGGGCAGGTCTATCACGAGTTTTACGGGTGGAAACCATGATGATCTTCGGTGAAGTTCCGGATTCGGTCCGGGACGCAATTGAGCAGACCGAGCATTTGGACGTCAAGTCGATGTCGGTTGAGCAGTTGTTGTTCGCCGCCCAGTTCGGGTCTGCGGAGTCTGTCGTGGAGTACAACCGGCGCATGAGGCTCGTGGGCGGGCCTGTCTACCGTCCTGTAGGACAGTGAACGGCTAGCCTGTTTGGATGCAGACGTGCCGTGTGTGCTCATCCCTTGTTGCTGATGAGGACACGCATTTGGCGTGGCACCAGACCGTCACCGAACCGGAGTTGGGGTTTGACTTCGCCTCCGCCGTTCAGGAGTGGCTGTTTTCCCTTGATGCGGAGCAGTTGACCAAAGATGCGTTGAACCGCACCTCTGGGCGGGTCCCTGTCGGGCAGGCCATTCTCGAAACGCTGTCGGAGTTGGCCGGTGAACTGCGGTGAACCTCGAAGCGCTGTTCGGCATCGGCCGCACCCTGGCCAGGGACGCCATCACGAGCTCCGGGACGTTCGTGACCATACGGCGCCCAGACGGGGCCACCACCGTTGACCCAGACACGTTGGAAGTCAGCCGCACCTCAACGATCGTCGCCCAGGACGAACCCGCGGTCATCGTTGACGCCACAAACTTGAGGGCAGTGGAGCGGGCGCCTGGTGTTTCCGTGGGGCAGGAGGCGTACAAGTGCGTCATGCTCCCCACCGTCATCACAGCGCAGGCCGGGGACCTTGTTGAGGTCGGCGTGTGCTTGGACGAGAGACTCCAAGGCCGCCGGTTCTCGGTCCTATCCGTCACTGGTGGATCAGCGAACGCAATCCAAACCCTGATGTTGACCGGGTTCACCCCAGGGCAGGTGTCCCCGTGACCAACATTTCGATCACAAGCAACGCCAGTGAGGTCGCCAAGTTACTCAAGGACGTTTCCCCGGGGGTGGAACGGGCCATGAACCGCACCACCCAACAATTCGGATCGTTGCTGCGCACCCGGGTTCGGGCTAGGGCGTCAGGCCGACCAGGCCCGCGTGTCGTCACAGGGGACTACCGCAGGTCCATCGCGTTGCAGATGACTCGCGAACGAGGTGCTTACACCGCCGTGGTTGGCACGAACTCCGTTCAAGGCAGACGGTTGGAGTACGGCTTTGTGGGGGCCGACTCGTTGGGACGCATGTACAACCAACAGCCCTTGCCGCACTTCCAGCCCGCGTTGGACGAGACCGCCCCCCAATTCGCCACAGCACTAGATGTTGCTGTCGCCAAAGCCACAGCAGCTGCGCTACGCGGCCAAGGCGACGGACGCCGAACGAGGAAGAAGTCAAGCGATGGGTGACGGATGGGTCGAGGCGGGCCGGACCGTCACCGAACTCATCGAAGCCTTGGCCGATCATTTGAGTCTGCCGGTTGTTGACGGCCGCGATGTCGGTGACGTCACAGCCCCGTTCTGTGCGGTCACCATGATGGGCACCCCCCGAACCATGACCGGGCTCGGCTCCAACTCCTACGTCAGCATCGGCGTACAAGTCACCTCGGTAGGCGTCACAGACGCTCAGGCGAGACTGTTGGCCGACAAGGTCACCAGGTGGGCATGCGGACAAATCCGGGGCACCTGGATCGTCGACATCCCCCTCACCACAGGTTTGGTGACGCACCGGGACCACTACGACTCCACCCCTGCCGGTGAAGAGAAACTTCCCCAACGCCACGACCGGTACCTGTTCACCATCCAACCCAATTAGTGGCCTGTTCGGCGTGCCGCCAAACACAGCACAACCATCGGAACTACCGTTCACCTGTAGATAGCCCAAATATTCAGGGAGCGATACCGGTGGCCGATCTGATTCGCATCACACACCCGAAGTTGCCGCCGGCCGCACCGGCGAACACCACACAACGCGCCTTTGACCGTGTGTGGTCGAAGAAGGGCTGGCAGGTCGTCTCCGACGAACCCGCCAAGTCCGCCGCCAAGCCCTCCAAGGAGTCCTAATGTCCCTGTTCTTCCGACGCGGACAGGCAGGGGCATGGTGGATCCCCACCATCGCCTTGCCGTTGAACATCGCCGAGATCACCGCCGGGCAGGAACTCCACACCGCGTTCGCTGGGGTGACGGGGTTCGACACCCAACTGAACCGCATCAACACCCCGGTGTTGAAGTACCGCCGCGAACTCCAACTGGACGGCCCTGAGACTTTCGGGGACGCCACCATCACGTTCATCGAGGACGACGGCACCGGCTCCGACCAGGACTCAGTCGATCGGAACGACATTTCCGACGTCATGGTCGAAGGGGCGTCCGGGTACATCGTGTTCCACCCGAACAAGCAAACCCTCGTCGCCTCCGACATTGTGGAGATTTGGCCAGTGAAGATCGGCGCCCGGAACCGCACATGGTCCTTGGACGCCGAAGCGAGTCGCTACGTCGTGCAGTTCGCGATCACCGGTGACCCTGACAAGGAAGCCGTCGTATCCGCATAACAACAAGTGTTTGGCCCCACTCACCAGGGCTGAACCTTCACGGCAGGTGTTCCCCCAGGGGCCTGGGGCTATAAACCTTCCGGGTTGGTTCGGCAGTTGTCCTTGGGAGGCCGAAGTGTTGAGACAGAAGCGGAAAGCGACCGTCCGGGTGTGGCTGGACGACGAACCAGTCCAGGCACTGTACGACGCGCAGCAGGCGATGCTGAAAGCCCAATCTAAAGCGGACGTCGAACGGATCAGACCTGTGCTGGAGGCGGCCCGGGAGTCCGCCGAACAAGCATCCGTGATGTTCGAGTTCACCGCGCTGCCCCGCCAGGACTACACCGATCTCGTCGACGACAACCCGCCGTTAGACAACACCAAGTACCGGTGGAACCCTGACACGTTCCCAAGGGCACTCCTGGCAGCGTCAATGACCAGCCCCGAACCGACCGACGAACTGTTGGACGAGATCTGCAAAGAGTGGGAGTTGGCCGAATACAACCTGCTGGTCACCACTGCGGAGCAGTTGAACGTCACCCGCCGGCAGGTGGACCTGGGAAAAGGTTGGCCGACCCGGAGTGGTGGCTGATCATGTCCCACTGTGCCGCGACGGGTCTCGCCCCCTCACAGTTCCGGGGATGGCCCGAGCAGGACCAAGACGAGATCGTGGCCTACCTCGCCTGGCAGAAAGGTTTGTGTGCTGGGTGCGGCGTGCACCACACCGAACAACACCAATACAGCCCCACGTTGAAGAGGTGTTCGGTGTGTGAGCAGGTCGAACAAATCCGGGCCACCATCCCCACAGATGCCAACGGGCATGGTGTGTCCGTCGTCCTCGAAAGGATCGGCACATGAGCACCGTCGAAGTCCGTTTGGGTGCCATCAAAGACCCACGGTTTGATGCGGTATTCGCCCAAGCCGGTAGGACTGTTGACGGTTTCGGGCAGAAAGCCACAGGGCAAACACGCAAATCACAACAAGGCTTCCGTGACCTCGCCGACGACATCGGCATCATCCCAGGCCGTTTGAACGCCACCGCCACACCGATGACCGCGTTGGGTCTGGGTGCTGTGTTCGCGGTCGCGAAGTTCACCGAATTTGACGTCGCTATGGACGCAGTCGCCGCATCCACCCATGAAACAACCGAGAACATGGACGCCCTCACCGCTGCAGCGTTGGAAGCGGGGTCGACCACCAAATATTCAGCGTCCGAGGCCGCCGGCGGCATTGACGCCTTAGCCAAGGCTGGGGTGTCGACGACGGACATCCTCGCCGGAGGTTTGGACGGCGCACTGGCGCTGTCGGCCGCAGGCATGGACGATGTCGCCGCATCAGCTGAGATCGCCGCGTCGACGATGTCGCAGTTCGGGCTCGAAGGTAAAGACATCCCGCATATCGCCGACCTCCTCGCAGCAGCTGCCGGTAAGGCTCAGGGCTCGGTTGCGGACATGGGGCAGGCGTTGAATCAGACCGGTCTAGTCGCGGGTCAGATGGGTCTGTCCGTTGAAGAGACGACCGGGACACTTGCCGCTTTCGCTAGCGCCGGTCTCATCGGGTCCGATGCCGGGACCTCGTTCCGGACCATGCTTTTACGCCTGGCCAACCCGTCGGGCGAGGCAGCGGACGAAATGAAACGCCTCGGCATCGAGGCGTATGACGCTGGCGGCAACTTTGTTGGCACCATCGCCCTCGCCGGCCAGTTGCAGTCAGCCCTGGCCGGTAAGGAACAGGCCGAACGCGACGCCGCTCTCGCCACCATTTTCGGTTCCGATGCGATCCGGGCCGCCAACGTCCTCTATGCCCAAGGCGCGAAAGGCATCGCCGACTGGACCAGCAAGGTCGACGACGCCGGATTCGCAGCCGAAACCGCGGCGATCAAGATGGACAACCTCAAGGGTGACATCGAGGAACTCGTCGGCGCCCTCGAAGTCCTGGCGATTGGCACCGGGGAATCGGCGGACGGGCCTTTGCGGAGCCTCGTGCAAGTGTTGACGGCCATCACATCCGGCCTGAACGAGATGAATGCGGAGGCCGAGAAGAACAACGTCCCGAAACTCACCTCCAGCATCATCGACCAGACGAAAACGTTCTTTGACCTTGCGACGAACCCGCCCGACTGGTGGCCAGGTGGCGAATCAGCGACGGAGGATTTGACTGCGGCGATCGACGACTCCGCCCGGGCATCCTACGAAGCGCGGTATGCCTCCACTGATCTGTCGAGTGCTGTCGCTGAAACAGCTGAGGAGCAACGGGCAGCGACGATCGCGACGCAAGAGCAGGCGGACATGCTCAACGAACTGAACGATGCTTACTACGACGCCATTGATGCCGCGTTGGCTTTCAGTGATGCGGAGATTGCGTACGCACAGTCCGTGGCGGATGTGGGGGAGCGGGTCGAGAAACGGGCGGAACTGACGAAGGAGATCACGGCGGCTGAGAAAGAGTTGGCCCGCGCTGATTCCCCTGAGGCGAAGAAGCGGGTCCGCGAAGAGTTGGAACGCCTGAACGACGAACTCGACACGTACATCAAGGGTTTGGACCTTTCCACTGAGGCTGGCCGTGAGAACCAGGAGTCGATCAACCGTCAGATTGGGGCGGCGAAGAAACGCATCGAGGCCCTGATCGAGGACGAAACCGCCACGAACGGCGCTGTCATAGCGCAGGAGAAAGCCGCTGTTGCTGCAGACCAAATGGCTGATGAACTGTACGACTCCGCGATCGCGATGGGCGCCACGAAAGCAGAAGCCCGGGACTTGGCGGACAAGATTCGTGCCATCCCGAAGACCGCGAAAACGGATGTGAAGGTCGACACGTCCACAGCGCGCGCCCGCATTGACGCACTGATGGCCGCCATCGCCGCGATCAAGGGCAAGCGGGTCACGATCGAGGTCAACGAGTTCCACCGCCTCCTGCGCTCCCAGGACGTCCTGGACAACGAACCCGGACGACGCGCTCAAGGCGGCGGAATCTTCGGCCCCGGCTCTGGCACCTCCGATTCGGTGCCGATCTTGGCGTCCAACGGGGAACACATGTGGACCGCGCAAGAGACCCAGGCTGTCGGTGGGCACGGCGCGATGCTCGAGTTACGTAGGCGTGCCCGAAGCGGAGTGCTCCACCTCGCCCAAGGCGGCCCAGTGACGCTCGATTCCACCATCAGGCTCCCCGCCGGCGGGCAGGACTACCGAACCTCCTTTAGTGGCCGCCCATCGGCGCAAGGCGGGCCCGTGGTGAACATGGTCGGCTACCCGAAAGAAGTTCGTAGGGACGTTGTGACTGGCCTACAAGAGGCCCGCTACCGAGGGTTAGGGGCCTGACATGCCAGTGGACACCACAGACACCATCCTCATCGGAGCCACCCCACTGGAGGCCATAGGGACAGTAGAGACGTTGTGGGAGGGCGCGTTCGGGGTGGAGTACTCCGACGACCAACCAGACCTCCCAGGTGAGTCACTACCAGCGTTCGATTTGGTCCCGCGGCCCCGCCAGGTGAACATCGGGATGCTGATCCATGGCGACACGAGGGCCGAGTTTTTGGACCGCCTCCACACCTTGGAACAACTCGTCGACCAACCCCTTGCGACTCTGGATTTGCGGAAGCAACAAACCGTTGATGTGACGACGGAGACGTGGACGAAACGCGCCAAATTTGTGGGGGGTGTGGACCCGACGATGGTCGGCGGGTCGAACAGGATCGGACGTGTCCTGCTCCGGTTCGCAACCCTGGACGCCGCGTGGCATTCCGTCTCTTCCACGTCGACGAACGTCACCAGCTCGGGCGCCACAGTGGCCTCCACAGGCCGTCGTAGGACCCACAGGATCACCATCACCCTCCCCGGTGCCGGAACGTTGACGAACACCACCACAGGCCACGCCCTGGTTACTACTGGGGTTGCCACCGTGGATGCACAGTGGTGCACCGCCACCAACGGCGGATCCAACGTCCTAGGGCGAATCCTGGGGTCCAACTTTGTTGACGGCCACATCATGGCCCTAGTACCGGGGAACAACACGTTCACCTGGACTGCTGCGGGGACAGTGGTTGTTGAGCACTGGGACGCCACATGATCTGCGGGTTCGCCCAAGTCCGGGTGTGGGACACCTTCAAGAATGAGTGTTTGGCGATCCTGCCCGTCACCAACCTCCAATGGTCCTTTGAGGCCGGCGGCACAGGTGGGATCGGGTTCACCGTCTCCACATGGCTCCCACAGTTGGTTGACGACCCCCATTTGTTGGACGACTGCTGCGTCACCGTTGCCTTACCCCTCGTTGAAGGGGAAGCACTGACCGAAATTGAGATGTACGCGCTGCGCGGCGACCAAACCAGAACCCTGGTTCACAGGGACGGCCCCGCCGCCCTGGACATCACCATCTCCGGGGCGAGACACGTCACCGAAGTGTGGCTGAGTGACGCCGCTGTGCGCCCCGAAGCGTCCGGGGCGGACATGCCACAAGACGCCGGACAAGAACGGATCTTCGGGTGGCCATCCTCCTCATATGACCCGGACGACGACCCCACCATTTGGGACAACTCAGTCCCCATCTCCAGGGCTGCTAGGTATTACTGGACTGAGGACGGGAAACGGACCTACCAAACCCCGAAGTTCCCGAAAGCCGCAGCGTCGGCTGGTGCGAGGTGGTTGACACCGCAGGGAGGGTTCGGGAACCGGAAACTGTTCCGGGACTGGATCACCATCGCAGCTGATGACACCGTCGTCCGGTTCTGGTTCTCCTCCGACGAGTCCGCGACGTTGTGGTGCGCAGGGGAAGCGATCCTGTCCACCTCCGATGTCGAGTTCGGGAAACGGAACGTCCACACCGCTGAGCGGACCTACAACGCCGGAACTTATGCCATCGGGATTGACACCGTCACTCATCGTCAAACCGGTGGAGAGGGTGACGTGGTTGACCCCGTCATCTTGGCGGTCTGCACGTTGAACGACGACGGGAACAACTCGTCCTGGCTGATGGTCACCGACGCCAACACCCAATCCTGCCGACTTCACCTGGCAGGCGCCGGGGCCCGCGCACCCGGCCCCACCCCCGGGGCGATCCTCATCACCCTGCTGTCCGAGGCACAAACCAGAGCCTCAGACGAATCCCAAGACTCAACCCTGCTCGAGCTGAGTGTCGACTTCACCGCCAGCGTGGACTCCGAGGGCACCACCTGGGCGGACGCCCAAGAAACGGTCCACCGCTACGGCACCACCATCTTCAACGTCGCCGACGCCCTGTCCGACTTTGGTTTGTCGGTGAAAGTCACTCCCGACAAAGTCCTGCAGGCTGTGTGGCGCGGCGGGGAAAACTTGTCTGACGGCACCGCTCCCGTCTGGGTGAAACAACACACATCGTTGGTCGCCCGCGGCGTCCCAGCCCTCGGATGTGTCGCCGACCTGTTCACCCGCAGCGGTTGGACAACCGTGACAGAGACGGTTGCCGCTGGCGAACTGGGCCGCCGGGAGACCATGGTCGAACTAGGCACCGCCCCGTCACTCGTCCACGGCGGGAACCTTGTCCTGGCCTCGCTCGAGGACGGACTGGCCCGACACCAAGAAGTACTCCAAGGCGAATTCCTCGCCGAACAATTCGCCACCCCATACGTCGATTTCGTCGTCTCAGACAAGTGCCTCGTCGGCCCGCCCGGATCCCAAATCTCGACACGACTACTCGCATTGGGTGGGTCGTGGGACGGCCAAGGACCTGTCGTGTGGCACCCCGTGTGGGGAGAAGTCATGCGCAAGTCACCGATCGTGTTCGGGCAACGCATGGCCAAGTCACAGTCCCAAACCGCCCCCGGAATCACCGGGCGCATGCTGTCCACCTCCCCGGTCCCTACGAAAATGGTGACGATGCGTCTCCCCATCCCCCCAGACACCTCAGAAGATGTCGACACCGGTGTTGAAATTGTGGGCGCCGACTGGTTCGCGCCACTGAGAACGTCCGGGTCGATCGTGAACCAGCCCGTCCCGAACCCCACAGTGGTGTGGTGCGGACAGATCGACACCGGCAAGTACGGCGTTGTTGTTCCCCGTGCAGTGTCCCCAGGTGTGTCCTACACGCCGTGGTGGGCCGTCACCGTCGATGTCGCCATTGATGGCACCCCAACGATTGGCACGGAGCAAACGTTCAACGGCATGGCCGACACCATCAACTCGTGGCAAGCCTCCTCAGTGGTCGGTGACCTCGCCGGAAACATGTACGTCGCTTCGCCGTCCCGCCGATCGTCAACCGCAGATCGTGGTTTGGTGGTGCAGCACTTCGACATGACCGGCACACCAACTGCCGGGTGGGGTTTGTTCTGCGCCGAAACGTCGTTGTGGGAGTTCACGCAGGCCGCGCAGTTCACGAACTCCAACCTCCTCTCCACCTCGGTGATTGATGGTGACTACCTGATCGTCATCGCCGGGTGGCGCACCACGAACGACACGGCAGGGCACCGCAAGGTCAAGGTCAAGGCCTACGCCATTGATCGGACCTCAGGGACCCTCATCGACTCCGTTGATGTCGTCGGCCCGACCCACAGCGGGACACCGAGCTACGCCGACAACATCCCCCTCAGCCTCGTCAAAACTGCGACAGGTGAATATGTGGCCGAAATCTTCGGATCATCCTCACCGTCGTCCTACACCCCCCAGGGGCGCCTGTTCCCCATCTCCTTCGACGGCGCGAACCTCACCGTCGGCACACTCGTCGACCTGGCTAACGACACCGGCGTGGTTGGGCTGAGCGGCACAGGGGACGGCATGCAAGCATCGATCAGCGGACTCCTCGTCACCACCCACGCCACCGACCTCACCGATGGTTCTGTGGGGTCCGGTGGCACGACCTACATTGATGCGAACAACCACGACTACCGCGGCGGCGGGGGGACATTCCAGCAAACCTCCGCCGGCCTGATCAACGCCTACGGGGTTCGTGTCGAAGCCAGCGCACCCCGCGGTTTGGCAGGCCTGGAGATCATCACCTGCGCCACCACAACGTCTGCCACATCTTCGGTGTCAGAGATTCCGGCGCCTGGGACGTGGAACGAGGGCGACGGGGACGACATCGAGGTCGACGCCCGCAATGTGACTGTTGCTGCGGAGGCCGACAGGGGCCTCGCGGTGGCGCCTGTCTATTACGAGGAGGACGGCTCCACCCCGTGGTACGGGTTGTGGCTTGCACCTTTCACGTTGACTTAGTGGCGCGCCTGCAACTGGATGGTTGAGAACTCTCCGTAGTCTGTGTGTGAAGTGTTTACTGGAACACAGCACACGGAAGGTAACCCCCTGATGGGCACTGTTGCGACGGAACGTGCAGCCCTCACCTCGGAAGGGCTGACGATGCGCCTACGGGAACAGTGGGGCGCCAGGGACGCCTACAACGATGTCCGCCGGGTCGACGCACCGTCCGAGGCGTTCTTCCTCCACATCGCTGTGGTGAACGATCCTGGCGATCTGCTCGGCACTGAGGACGAGGTCGCTAGGGCGATTGAGCGCATCGGCTGGGCCCGGTTCCCGAACACCGGATTCTCCTACAACGGTTTGGTGTTCAACACCGGCCGCCTGTACGAAGGGCAACCCCTCACCCGTAGGGGTGCGCACACGTACAACGACAAAACGTTGCGGACCTGTGTCCGGGCCGGGTGCCCCTCACAAGGCCGGGCGCTGCCCAGGGGTGGGGAGTCGGGGTTGAACCTGAACTACACCGCCCGGGCACTCTGTTTGCCGCAAATGGTTGACGACCCCGTCACCGATATCCAGGTCGACCAGGCCGCCCGTTGGGCCGCTGCACAAATCCGGTCAGGGCTGGCCACCAAGACTGCGCGCTGGCATGGGCACAGGTGTGTGTCCGCGAAAGACTGCCCCGGCAACAAAGGCTTCGCCCGCCTCGCAGAGATTCAAACCCTCACTGACCGGTACGTCGCCACTGGTTTGAACCCGACCGTGAAGGTCGCCAAGGTCACCCGCTGGCCAGGGACGTGGGCACGAACCAAGCCACTCCTCACATCCAAGTTCGCCGGGTACCGGAAACAAGGCTCCGAGATTCTGTACGTCGGAGTCACCACAAACCGTGCCGGCGACAAGTGGTTAAGGACCGCCCGTGGGAACTACATCCACATCGACGCGACGGACCAAAAATGAACGAGAGCTCCTGCACATGCAGGTGGGGTGTCTACAGGTTGATCCGATGGTGGGGGCGCCATCCCGGGAAAGGACTAACGCCATGAATCATCGACGACAGGACTGCCCCCATGCGCAGGCCTGACCCGTGGAACCCGTCGACGCCGTGGGTGGCTGGGTTGTGACCATCGGACAGTTCGCGCTGTATCTCATCGCCATCGGTGGGGTGCTGTCGGTACTCGTGAAGTACACCATCGTGAACCCACTGAAGAACGATTTGACGTTGTCGTTGATGCCGGTCCAGAACGACATCACAGCGGTCAAAACTGCGGTGAAAGCGGTGAAAGACGACGTGGGTGCGGTGAAAGCTGACCTCGCTGACGCTGTGCTTCGCATCAACACCGAAGTGATTCAGCCGATCGATAACCGCCTGAAAACTGTGGAGTCAGAGTGGCGCCCGAACGGGGGCTCTTCGACGTATGACGCGATACGGCGTATCGAGGACACGCAACGCCAGATTCAGCAGGACATGAAACAGCCCCCACGAGGAAGGTCATAACCGATGCGAACCAGGGCCCGGATTGAAACCAAAGTGATCGCAGGGTTGGCCGGATCTGGTGCCGGATCAGCGTTCGCCCTGTTCACAGTGTGGCTGTTGGGTGTCACGGTGTGGGGTGCCCCCGCAACCGCATCAGCCGCTGAGGCCGCCGTCGCAGCAGTCCCCAGCCCCGTGTCAACCCTTGTCGTTGCCCTGTTGGCCGCCGCAGGAAGTTTCCTGGCCGCCTACAGCGCACCACACACCCCACGCACCCAGGTCGACTAGATGCCGTGGGCCGCTCTGGGCACCGTTGGTGCTGTCCTTGAGTTCACAGCGTGGCGACACCACAAGGGCCGAACGCTGACAAGGACCTTGCAGGGCGTGTGCCGCTGCGACACACGGGCAGGCAGGGCTGTCACCCTGATTGTCTGCACAGGTGGCGGCGCGTGGCTCGGACAACACCTCACACAAGGCGGCAACGTCTAACTCTCCACACCCCTGGTAGGCAGCAACCTATCCAGGGCCGCACCGGCCTCGGCCCAGTCCACGATCACCGTGGGAACCCCTTGGCGGCGCAACTCATCAACAGCCCTTGCCGCTGCGACCCTGTGCAGCACCGCGGCCTTGCCGTGAAGTTGCGGTTGCGCCACCCACATCGCAGCGTCGGATGCGTGGGTGAACACAATCTTGGGACCCGGAGTGTTGGTGATCTGAACCAACGTGCGGTGAACGAATTCGTCAACGAGGTCCTCACACGCGGCGAGTTCCGCACCTATCCCTTCGGGGATTCGGCGTTGCCCGCCTTCCCATTGGGACACCGTGTTTTGTGCGACGTCCAACATTGACGCCAGGGCGGCCTGGGACAAACCCAGAGCCTCGCGGCGGGCTTTCAACTCAATGGGGGTCACAGCCACATCCTTTTGTTCGCATAGCTCACGGCGTCATCGTGGTTGTCGAACCACGCCAACCGGCGCCACGTCCCGGACTGCATCTCAACGACGAACCCGTCACCGTCAGGGAGGACTTGGAAAAAGCCAGTCACCGTGGACCCAACGAACACCGCTTCAGATTCGAACTCACTGTGTGTCACTTGGGGTTCCCCCAGTCTTTGTCGTCAGGTGTGTCCCGTAGATTCTTCAGGGCTGCGATCAGTGCGTCCAAGTACCTGTCGCGTTCTGACATTGGCGGCAAGATCCAGCGGGGTTCTTCAACGAACGCCGCGTTTTGGACTTTGACCGCCAGGTACCCGTCTTCGTCCCTTGCGACTGTGAACGTGTCCCCGTACGTGATGACCAGGTCGGCGCGGCTCACGCCCCCGCCTCCTCTAGGGCGGTGAGGACTCTGTCTGCTACCTCGGAGCGTTTCTTCGTCGGTTGCCAATATTTTTTGACAATGCCGTAGTTGTCTTCACGGACAACCATCCACCCGATCCACACATCCCTGTTCTTACTCCACCACTCGTCCCCGATTTCAATGAGGCCGGTGGGCGTGCGAATGATGATCGAGCGGGAGACGCCGAAGCGGACTCCTTGACCCCAGCGGTCTTCCGAGTACTGACGTTCGGTGACCTTGATGTCGGTGATTCCGGACTTCGCGAGTGTTTCGACGAGGCGGTCCCAGCGTGGGCTAGGCATGAGATGTTCTCCCGTGGAGAGCGGGGCTTGCCCTAACGGCTTCCCTTGTGAGATGAAACTATCCCCCGTGTGTGTGGGTGTCAACCCCAACACAGCACAGAATCGCCGCGCTACTCGTCGGTTGTTTCCGCTGTAGATGTCCCGCCGAACCTGGACTGCCGGAACTTTGCCAGGGCCGCCGCGATCGCCGCATCTGCGCCCTTGCACGCCACATACACGACGACAGCCTCGACGACCTGCTCGGCGCTGCGTTTCTCCTGAGGGGCCTCGTAGGTGACTGTGACGCCCTCGGCGCGGAGCATCTGCGCCAAAGCACTCACACCCATGGGGCCGCCGGTGTATTTGACTGTGACATCAGCCATTGTCTGGTCCTTCATTTGAGGGTTGCTGTGACGGTGCATTGGTCTGCGTTGTCCAACACTTGGAGCAGTTCGATCTCGGTGTCGGTCGCTGGGCTGTTCAGGTGAACTTCAACGTCGGTTCGGTCTTCGGCCAACGTCAACGTTCTGGACACGGTGATGGGTGGGTTACCTGCCTGCCGCCACGTCGCCACAACATCAACTTTCACAGGCCCGTCCGAGTTGTTGGAGACGAACGCGGTGGCGACGAGCTGATGTCCGGCGTCGAAGTCGAGGACGTAATCGCAGTCGGCTGTGTAGGTGACGTCTGTGCCGTCCGGGGTGTCAGGGCCAAGTGTTTCTTTGACTCCGAACCCGAATAAGACGATCCCGCAGGCGATCGCTAGGACTGCTTCTGTTCTCACTTGCACCCCCGTTGGTGTTGGGGTGACTGTAGGGGCAGGCCGGGCAGGTTTTCAGGGTGTTGTGGGTTTGCCTCGGTACCGTTGCGCCTCACCGTAGGTGTTGGTTGTGCCGTGGGACACTTCACGGTATGCCGAAACTGCGGGTTGTGGACCTGGCGGCCCACGTGGAACAGGACTTGTTGGTCCCTCAGGGCGCGGATTGGTCTCACGGGTGGCGCCGACATTTGGCCGGGGTCGATTTGGATGCGGCCGATTTCACGGGTGAATGCCAGGTTCGGAAGGGCCAGAAACCGGCCGGTGACCTGTTGGCTGACATCACAGTCAGCGTTGTGGATGACCCGGATTACCCCACAGACATTTGGATCACTCTCTCCGTTGGGCATGCGGACTCCACGCCGTGGACGTGGACGGTGGGGGATTACCAGGTTGAGCTTGACGGCCCGTATGGCCGTGAACGTTGGGCGATGGGCAAAATTCGTGTCTCCCCGGAGGTAACACTGTGACAACCGAAATTGTGTATGTCCCGGAAGGCCCACCTGGGATACCGGGCCCGGACGGGCCGCAGGGTGACACCGGGGCGCAGGGCATCCAAGGAATCCAGGGCATCCAGGGGATTCAAGGGGTGCAGGGTGTGCCTGGGGATGAAGGCCCCGAAGGCCCGGAGGGCCCACAGGGTGACGCTGGGGCCGCGGGTGCGCAGGGAATCCAGGGCATTCAGGGCCCAGAAGGTCCCGAAGGACCAGAGGGCCCCCAAGGGGACACGGGCCCGGCCGGTGCAGACGGCGCGGACGCACCAGACCACTCGATCTACCCCCTCAAATCCAACAACCTGTCCGACCTGGCTAGCGCCGTAACCGCCCGGGACAACCTTGGGCTGGGTGACGCAGCGACGAAAGACGTCGGTGCCGGGGCTGGGACTGTGTCAGCGGGCGACCACACGCACGCCGGCGGTGCCGGGTTCACCTGGAACGCCTCGCACAACCTCGCGCTCGATACAACTAGCGGGCTCACAAGCGCGGGGAGTGGCACGACAACTCTTGTTACCGGTCAGGTGCAACTGGCGCCCGGTGGGGGTCAGTGGCGTAGGTGCGCACCTGTGACGACACCAATCACCGACCCCGCAATCCAAATCGTTGTCGAGGTCGAGGTCGAACTTCTCGGCGCCGACGACACCAACTCCATCACAGGGGTCGGGCTGTTTGATGCGTCGGTGAATGACAACTGCATCGTGCTTCGACTCGACGGGCGCAGCGCGGGGCGGGTCGAGGCTTTGGCTAGTACATCGTGGGGGACGTTCGGATTTACGACGCTCTCCAACGACTGGCACAAGGTGCGGATGGTCCTCGGTGGCAGCCGCGTCGTCTGCTACATCGACGGCGTTCGGCGGTACTCCACGCACTACAAGTCTCCCGGTGGCACCCAAAACCTTTACCCCGGATTCTTCGCCTACAACTACACCGCACGCTTCCGGAACTTGAAGGCGTGGACGCTCACCTCTGACGACCTGCCCGCCTGACACCACGCCTCGCAGTACAGGTGTGGTGTCAGGTGTGGTGTCAGAACTGTTATCAACTACGTAAACAAAACAACACCTGTGGGCATGGTTTCCCTGGGGAAATACGAAACAGGCGCGGAACCAGCCTGTTCACCCGCTCTTGTAAAGCGGATGTTGGGGGTTCGAGTCCCCCCGTCGGCCCCAACAAACCAGCAGGTCACAGCCACTTTCAGGCGAAAGACTGCCCCTCAGACTCTCCATCTGTGGGGTCAGATGTGGTGTCCAGGGCTTTCCGGACCGCATCCAAACCTGTGTCGGCCTCCAAATGTGAGTACCGCTCCGTCGTCACAATCGACTTGTGCCCAAGCAGCTTCTGCACGACACGTAGGGACACGCCGTCCTGAATCAGCCACGACGCGTAGGTGTGCCGAAGGTCGTGCGTGGTGGTCTCTGGTGGGCACCCGGCAGCGCTCAGGTGTGGAAGAAGATGAGTCCTGGGCCACACCCAGCGTGAGAGGGGTTTCCCGCGGTCGGTGTGAAAGATCAGGCCAGAGCACCTGTGGGGCTTCCCGTCCTCACGTTCCAAGCCGCACACGATCGGCGGAGTCTGCGCCATGTGCCCGGCGAGGGCGTCCAGCACGTGCTGAGGGACCGGGACCTGGATCGGGCGGCGGCCTTTCGGGTACGGCTTGATCATGTACTTCCCGGACACCTCCGTCACCGTCTGGGACACCGTCATCACGCCGCGCAGAAAATCGACGTCGCCCTTGTGTAGGCCGGCGAACTCCCCCCACCTACGGCCTGTGTACGCCAGGGTGCGAATCACCACGGGGGACTCGGACAGTCGCATCAGCTCGTCGACCTGCCCCCGCGTCAGGTACGTCTCCTTGTGCGTGGTCGGTAGGGAGACCTTCACGAACTTCGCGACGTTCTCCGTGATTAGCCGTTCCTGGACGGCGTCGTTCAGAATGCGTGAGAGGAGCCGGTGGTACTTCGCGACGGTGGCCGGGCCCCGCCCGTCCTTTGATTGCTGTTTGCACCACGTCGAGATGGCCATTGGTGACAGGTCCTCGAGTGGGGTGTCGCCGAAGCGGTCAACGATTTCGCGGATACGACCTTGATCGGAGGCCTGGGTGGTGCGCTCGACTACTCTCCCGGTTTCCCAACGGCTGATCCATACTTTCAACAAGATGCGGCCGGCGTCGGGGTCGCGGCCCGTTTTGGCTGCGCGTTCTTGGGACTCTGCCCATTCACGGGCTTGAGCTTTGTACCGGAACGTTGTTGTCGATTTCCTGCGTTTCCCGTTGGCGTCTCGGTAGACACCTCGCCATTCACCTCTATGTGGCTCTGGCCAACCCACCTGACAGCCCCTTCCCGGTCCGCAAGTAATGATGTAGTGTTTCCGCAAGTAATAACAACGAGTGCGGAGGGTTTGCTGTGCTGAAAGTACATGACAAAGCAACCACGGACGACCCGTGGCTGCGGTCATCCGACGCCGCGGCCTACCTCGGGATCTCCACCTACTGGTTGACCCGCCTCGCCGCTGATGAGAAGTCCGGTTTGGTTGGGCACAAGATGTCCGACGCCGCGAAGGGCCGGTGGAGGTTCAAACGCGCAGATTTGGACGCCTGGTTGACCAGGGGCCGTAAACCGGTCGGGCGCCCGAAAGGTTCCTAACAGCGAGGTGGGTCCGGAGATGATTGCTGCATTTCCGGGCCCACCTTCACCATGTGTGTCGACGCACGTGCCTGACGAACACCTCATCGATCAGCGATGCCGATTCGTGTGCGCAGGCCTGCTGGACCGAAGGTTCGTATTCGACCTCGGAACCGCCCCGCCAACGAGCTGACGCATCGACAACCACGATCACAAGCCCAGGGGGCATCCCCGCATCCAACGCTGCTTGCGCTGCACGTGCTCTCGATGTCACCAGGTCAGTCATGGGCTGCCAACAAGGTCCCTATGAGTTCGATGACGAGGGCGCGTTCGCGGGCGTTCAACTCGTTCGCCCGGGCAGGGAGGACGAACGGGGGCGGTTTGAACTGTTGCAGCCCGGCCGCTTCCCGAACGTCTTTCTCCGGCAGGCGAAGGGCTTTCGCTAACCCTGCGATGACGTCCGGGTTCACCTTCCCGAACTTCGCATGTTCAATGCTGTGCACCGTTGAGGAGGTGAACGCCCCACCGGAGGCGTCGGCGACTGCACGCAAACTCATCCCCAGCTCTTTACGTCGCCGCAGCACAAGGTCAGTCAGGGTCTCTTTCATGCACGTCCCCGAGCAGGGCACCCAAAATCGCCATATCCGTGGACGTCATGACGCCTGGCGCCAGGAGCAACACTGTTGTGTCGTCCCTCCTCACTAGCGCCATGCGCACACCCAACTCTTCCCCCGCGACTCTTACCTGCACCCTCGTCCTTCCGGTGTGGTCGTTGAAGGGCCATTCTCGGCCCTCGACGCATCCAACACTGACCGGCGGACACAACCTGTGGATAACTCACGGCTTCTTCCAGGACTCGGCCATGGACAGCACGAACTCGGCGATTCGGCGTTGCTGGTCCTCGTCGAGTTCCCCCATCACCGATACCACTGTGCGGGTGTGTGAGGTGGGGGCGTCGGTGAACTTGTAGCCCACGGATTCGGCAGCTGCGCGCTGCACAAGGGTCAGACTCATGTGGAGGCCGGCGGCGAGGCCTTCCAACGTTTTCGGGCGTGGTGTTTGTTTCCTTGGTGCCCTGGGGTTAGCCAACTGCAGAACAGTCCTGGCGGGGATGTTGCCTTGGCGTCCGACGTCTTCGTAGTTCCATCCGCGTTCTTGCATCCGTTCCCGGATCAATCGGGCGAGTGGGTCCACGCGTTGATTCTGCGAGGGTTTCGGGGGCACGTCCAGACCACCTCTGCTGACTGTGAGCAACGGACCACAACGGGTTCCCCCATGGGGGTTCTCGTCCGCATGATGCCCCCACGGAACACCAACGGGTGTGGGGCAGTCAAAACACATGGGTGTAATTTCTTGACCGTGAGTGCATTGACATGTAGGTTTCCCGCAAGACAGTTGCGCAACTAAGCGCACTCAACTTCCAGGGGTGGACAGATGGGACACAAACAGCGAAAGCGTGAAACGGCGCGTTTGAAGTCAAAGCAACACCTGATCGACACCATGGCGTGGGCGGGGGTCGGAACAGTTGAACTTGCTGCGCACGCAGGGGTTGCGCACCAATTCATCTCCGCGCTCCGCTCCACGAACCGCCCAGAAATCAACGGCTGCCGACGAACCGTCGCCCTGTTGATCGCAGATCGGTTGGACGTGCCAGCCGACGACCTATTCGTCATGCCCGCTATCCGCGAAACAGTTGCGGAAACCAGACAACACAACACAAGGAGAAACACCGTGGCCAACACTCTTCTCACCGCCCAGGTGTCACCGTGACAGTCGGGCGTGTCGACGCCCATGACGGTAGGTATTACGTAGACCCCGCGAACCCCGACCTGGTGTACGACTCGGTCACGACCATCATCGGGGCGACCACGAACAAGGCCTACCTGACCGGGTGGGCCGCCCGCCTGGCCGCAGATTTCGCCGTCGACCACTACGACCTCGTCGGCATGACCTTGAACGAGGCCGGCCCGGACGCCGCGAAGAACCTGATCGCGAACGCCTCGGAGAGGTACCGGAACTACCGCCGCGACCTGGGGTCCCGGATTCACAACATGGCCGAGAACCTGAACCTCGACCTCCCGTTGCCTTCTTTCGACGAGTTGAACGCCGAAGAACTGGCCGAAGTTGACGAGTTCGTCGACGGCTACGTGGCGTTCTTGTGTGACCACGAACCGGTCATCGAAATGTCCGAAGCCACCGTTGCGAACGTCATCTACGGCTACGCCGGCACGCTGGACAGCGTCATGGTGTTCCCGGCGATGCGCCGGCGTCTGCTTGTGGATATCAAGTCGGGGAAGAACCTTGACGACACCATCGGCGAGCAACTCGTCGGGTACCGGCGTTGCGATGAGGTGTGGCTTCCGAACGGCCAAAAAGCACCAATGCCAGAGGTTGACGGCAGGGCTGTGCTGCACCTGTCCTGTGACTATCCCGATGGGTACAAGCTGTTCGAAATCGTGGACACCCCCGAGCAGGAACAAGAGGCGTTCGACCGCTTTTTGCACCGCGTGGCGGTTGTTCGGGCCGGGAAGGGCGCGAAGCTCCGCACGAAAGCTTTGTACAAGCCACTCCCGGACGGTTCTCAGCCGTCCCCGCTCATCGAGGACATCGACGACCTGGGGCGGGCACGGGGCCCGTTGATTGCCGCCGGGTTGCGGACCCTCGAGGAAGTCCTCGCCCTGACCGACGCGCAGCTGATGTCCATCAAGGGGATCGGGGCGAAGTCACTTCTGATGATCCGCATCCTCGGCGAACCCGCCCAGCAAGCCGCCTAAACCACACCCGAACTCACCTAGGGAGCAACTGTTATGCCTTTACTTGATTTGCAGAAACAAGGCCGCCAGATCGGCCGCATCCGCATCGGCGCAATGGGACTTAGTAAGTCCGGCAGTAAGCGTCCAACGAAACTGGACACCTTCCGGTTGACAACCGGGTCTCGTGTGGCCGCCGACTCTGTCGCCGAGCACTTCGGCGGCACCGTCCACGCGTGGGCGCCGGGACAGTTAGAGGACGACGGCACCGGGCGGCAGTGGGAAGTTGTCACAGACGTCACCGAACTCCCCATCGTCATCCCACCCGGCGAGCCCATCAACCAGTGGTACGAAATGTGGTCTGGCGGAGGCTGCGTGCGCCGCTGTGACGGTTTCACCGAACAGTTGAGGCAATCACCCTGCCTGTGCCCAGAGGGCGGTGTGGAACGCGCTGAGGCCGCCCAGACAGGGAAGGCGTGCAAACCGAAAACCCGGATCAACGTCATCCTCCCCGACCTCGCAGGTTTGGGTGTGTGGCGGTTCGACACCGGCTCCTACTACGCCGCCCTAGAAATCTCCGACACCGCCCGACTACTGCAGGCCGCAGCAGAATCGGGCACTGTCCTCCCGGCCCGGCTCCGGTTGGAACAGCGGGAACGGAAAGTCATCGATGTGCACACCAACCAGCAGCAAACCAAACAGTTCCCCGTTGTGGTCATCGACGTGGACCTGTCCATGCGCCAAATCTTGACCGGACAAGGCCCCAGGTCATTCGCGGAAGCCCTCCCGACAAGAACCGACCGGGAAGCGCTCCCAGCCGGTTCCATGCCCGAACTAACCGCGAAACCAGCCCGCACACCCGGGGCAGTCCCCACCTCGAAGGCACCCTTACCGACCTCGGACCCTTCCGGGCAAATGTCACCGGACACGATCGCCGCCAAAGCACTGGCCACCGCGTCGGCCCGGGTCGTCACCGCCCTGAAAGAAGCCGCCACCACCGCCGGAGTACTCGACGAACTCGTCACCGGAACTGACGGTGTCCTCACCGAGTTGGGTGACCTCCTCGACCAACAACTAGGCAGGCTGTGATGGGACGGGTCCGTGAATGTGCCGCGATCGACGTCGAACTTGCTGTTGGCCGCCGGATAGCGAAGGAACGACAGAAACGAGGCTGGTCCTACCGCCGGCTAGCCGCACTAATGGCCGAGGAGGGCTGCCCGATTGGGTCCAGTTCGCTGTGGAAAATTGAACACCCCATCCCAGGGCGCGCACCAAGGCGGGTGAACGTCGAAGAGTTGGTGGTATTCACCCGAGTGTTCAACATCGACATCGCCACATTCCTACGCCGCTAGACCCGGCACTTGCACTGTTCACAACAAAATTGTTGCCACGAATCGGCGAAACACAACACCTAAACCCGCGAAACAGATGTACCGTTCGGCCCAATCATCTTTCAGAAAGGCACACCCATGACCCAACCCCGAGAGAAGCCCCCGACCCGCCTGTGCGGGTCCTGTGACCGCCCCATCGACCCGTGGACCGGTGAGTGTCGCTGCACATGACCCTCACCAAACCTGAGGTCATCACCATCCTCAAATGTTTGGCCAAGGGCCGCAGCATCACCTGGACCAGTGTCGCCGTCCAACAAACACCCAGCGAGGTGACACGGATAGGTGAGGCCTACGGATGGCCCGACACCAACGCCATGAATCAGCACATTGCACGGCTCACCGCACCACCCGAACTACCCGAACACCAGTAAGCCCTTCTCACCCCCCGACAAGGGAAACCCATCATGAATAGTTCGACCACGCCAACCCCCGACGTGACCCACTAATGCCCCGCACACACGGCCGCATCATGGCCGACATTTGGCGGGACCCCGACTTCGCATCCCTCGAACAGGGCCCCCAACGCGCCTACCTGTTCATCCTGTCCCAACCAGACCTGTCACACGCCGGCCTCATCCCACTGAGAGTCAGACGGTGGGCGAACAACGCCGCAGGACTCACCCCAAACCAACTCGACGAACAGTTAGACGTGTTGGCAGAGTCCCGGTTCCTCGTCGTCGACCGTGACACCGAAGAAGTGTTGGTCCGCACGATGGTCAGAAATGACGGGGTGTACAAGCAACCGAAGGTGATGTTGCGCCTGAGGGAAGACGCGAAACAGATCGTGTCACCCACACTGCGCGCTGCTTTCTTGGCGGAGCTGTCACGCCTGCCGTTGCATGAGTTACCGCACCACACCCGACCAGCGGTTATGCGCGTGGTGGATACCCTCCGGGCCGACTTCGGAGACCCCACCCCATACCCAACCGAAGGGGTATCCGATACCCAACCGGAAGGGTATCCGGAACCCGACCCGACGCCCACCGCATACCCATCCGAAGGGGTACCCGATACCCCCCACGTGCGCGCGGGCGCGCTCCCCCTTCCCCCTACCC